CCGCCGGCGCCCTGGTACCGCCTGGGTCGCCGGAGAGGTCGCCCAGTTGCGCCGAGAGCTCCGATCACCCCTCCTGGTGGCCGATTCCCTCACCTCCGCCTCGATCGTCGCCGAGCTCCGCTCTGAGCACCGTCTCGAGGTCCTCGAGCTCGGCCCGGCCGACGTCGCCCGCGCCTGCTCGACGTTCGCCGACCGGCTCGAGGAGGGGCGCCTCGCCCACCGCGGCCAGGCCGCCGCCGATGACGCGGCCGCCGGCGCCGTCCGCCGCCGATTCGGCGACGGCTGGTCCTGGTCGCGGATCCGTTCGGCCGGCGACGTCGCCCCGCTCATGGCCGAGGTCCTCGCCGCCTGGGGACTGATCGCCGGACCGCCGCCGCCACCCGCGCCGGCCGTCGCCTCCTCCCGCTGATCCGCCACGCTCCGCGGTCGGAAACCGGCTCGAGCGCGCTCCGCGGTCCATCCCCCAGGTATCTGCGGAAACTATGGGCGGCCGCTTTTTCGACCGGACCGCTCACCCCTCGAGGCCCGCCGGCGGCTCCATCGGCGCGCGCGTGACTACACGGCGCGGACCTTCAGCCGCGAGCCGCGACCTCTCCCGTAGGGAGCCGTCTCGGCGCTTGACGCGCGCTCCGCTCAGGAAAAACACCTACCGCCGGGACCCCGGATCGCCGGAGAGGCCCGCCAGAGGCTCCAGGATCGATGAGACCCCGTCTGGTGGTGCCACGGTGCGGGCGGGGTTGACTTCGGCGCTCCTGGGCGATCTGGTGGGGCGATGGGAGAGGCGCTCGGGACCTGGGGTCGTCTCGCGCGGGTTGTGGCGCCGGCCGCCTTCGCGGGCGAGGTCGGATCGAACGGCGACCGCGGCGGACGCGCCGCCGTTCGCTCCGATGGTTGGGGACCGCCGCCGCCGCCCGGCGACGGGATCGCCGCCAAGCTGGCCGAGGCGCAGATCGCTCGCGCCGTCCCGACCGTCACCACGCGTGAGCAAGCGATCCGCAACTCGGTCGTGAACCGGGCCCGCGACATCGTTTGCGGGGTCCTCGCCTCGCTCCCCTTCACCGTGACCCGCGACCGCGCCGGCGTCCTCGAGGAGCTCCCGCCGGGCTGGCTCAACCGGCCCGACCCCGACCATTCCCGCGCCTGGTTCGTCTCCTGGGTCACCGACGACTTGTTTTTCCAGGGATGCGCGGCGGCGCGGATCACCGTCGAGGACGTCGACGGCCGCGCCGTCGCCCTGCAATGGATGCCGTGGACACAACTCGAGCCGACGCCCGACGGGCGCCGCCTGGTCTGGCGCCGCGGCTGGTATCCCGACCCCTGGACGCCCCAAACCGGGCTGGTCGACGTGGTCCTCGAGCGCCGCGACGTCGTCCTCTTCGAGCTGCCGCTCGTCGGCGTCCTCAACGGTGCTGACCGGGTCCTCACGACCGCCGCGCAACTCGACGCCTCCGCTAACCGGTTCGCCGGCGCCGAGCTCGCCGCCGGCTGGCTCAAGCAAACCGGCGGCGAGCAGGAAAGCGAGGACGGCGCCACCGAGCTGGTGAACCGCTGGGCGCTCTCGAGGCTCGCCAACGCCATCGGCTACCTGAATGAGACCCTCGACTACCACGAAAGCGAGATCGATCCCTCGCGCCTGCAACTAGTCGAGGGGCGCGCCTATCAGGACGCCCAGGCCGCCCGCGTGTGCAACATGCCGAACTACGTCGTGGGGGTCGGCGTCCCGAACGATTCGATGACCTACAAGACGGCGCTCACCGCTCGACTCGACTTGCTCGACTTCGGTCTCGAGCCGTTCGTCGAATGCTGGGGCCAGACCCTCTCCGATGACCGGGTCACCCCGCACGGTACGACGGTCGCCTTCGACCTCGAGCCGTTCCTTCGCACCGCCACCCTCACCCCTGTCGCGAGCTCCGGCGCGGAGAATCCGCCGAGCTCGACGCCGACCTCGAGCTCGAGCTCGACCGCCTAGGAGGTCGCCCTCATGTCGTCTCGCCTGTCCCGCCCGGTCGACGCCGTCCGGTCCTTCGCCGGCGAGCTCCCCGGCTCGAGGTTCGTCGCTACCGACGCCGCGACCCTCGAGGACCCGGCGAAACCGATCACCGTCACCGCGCTCGCCGTGCCGTGGAACCGGACGGTGGTCCTCAACTGGTGGGGTGACACCGTCGAGTTTGAGCCGGGATCGATCGCGCCGGCCGCGCCGGAGCATGTGACGTTCATGCTCGACCACTACCGGACCCCGTTCGGTTTCGGCGCCTCCTTCGAGGACCGCGACGGCGGGCTCTGGGCGACGATGACGGTCCCCCGCGAGGAGCTCGCCGACGCCGACGTCGCGAAGGCGCTCCGCCAGATGTCGAACGGCGTCCGCTCCGCCGTATCGATCGGCGCCGACATCCTCGAGGCCGAGGAGACCGAAGGTCCCGACCGTTTCACCAGTCACTACCGCGTGAGCTCGGCCGAACTGGTCGAGCTCTCCAGCGTGATCGTCCCGCGGTTCGCGGAGGCGCGCGTGGCGTCCGTCGCGGCGTCCCGACCCAGCAGAGGAGCTCCCATGTCCACCATTCCCGCTCGGCGCCTCCGCGCCGACGACGACCCCGACGGCTCGACCCCGACCGATCCGCCTGACGGCGACGGCGACGGCGACGGCGAGGAAGACGGCGACGCCGGCGAGGAGGGGCGCCTCGAGGCGCATCGCCGGGCCACCGCGGGCGCCGCCGCCGGGCGAGGAGCTCCGGCTCGAGCCGGCCGCGGCCGGTATCCGACGTTCGGGCACTTCGCGTTGGCCGCCGCCCGCGGTGAGGTCGAACCGTCGTACCTTCGCCGCCTCGAGGCCGCCTGGTCGGATCAACTGGTGGCCGACGTCCCCGGTCTCATGCCGGAAGCCTGGATGCGCGACGTGGTCGACCTCATGGGGACGGTCACCGGGACCATCGATCTGTTCTCCTCGCGGCCGCTCCCCGACGCCGGCATGGCGCTCCATCAGCCCGTACTGACCCAGGGTCCCGACATCGGCCGGCAACTGGTCGAAAAAACCGACATCCCCTCGAGGAAGGTCCTCATTGCTGATACGCCGTTCCCGGTCCAGACCTTCGCCGGTGGCCAGGACATCAGCATGCAGGTCCTGTTGCGGTCCGATCCCTCCTACCTGGATGAGCTCATGCGGCTCTACGTCCGGGAGATGGGCTTGCAGATGAACATCGCGGCGGGCGCCTCGGTCCTGGCCGCCGCCACGACGAGCTCGCCCCTCGATCCGGACGACATCAACGGATCGATAATCGACGCCGCCCTCATCATCGGCAATGCCACGTTTTCGTTCCCGCAGGTCCTCCTGCTCGGTTCGGCCGTCTGGGCGATGGTCGGCAAAGCGGTTGACAACGCCGGCCGACCCCTCTTCCCGACCTATTCGCCGATGAATCCGGTGGGATCGTTCAACCTGACCGACGCCGGCGGCGCCGTGCGCGACCTCCGGTTCGCCGTCGACTGGTCCATCGATCCCGATACCGCGGTCCTCGGTCTGCGCGACGCCTGGCGGTCGTGGCGCTCCCCCATGCGGACCCTCACCGCCGACGTCCCCCGGCTCCTCGGCCGCGACGTCGCCGTCTTCGAGTTCGTCGCCATGGGCGCCACCGACGGCCGCGGGCTGGTCAAGTTGGGCACCACCACCACGGCGACGGGTTCGAGGAGCTCGAGGAGCAAGGCGGAATGACCGACCCCGACCTCGAGCTCGAGGACGTCGACGCCGGTCTCGAGCCGGGCGGCGCCGCGGCGGTCGTGGTCGACGCCGCGGCGACCGTCCCGACGTGGGCCACCGTCGATGACGTCCTCGCCTTCCTGCGGATCGCTCCGGCGTCGCCCCAGGATCTAGCCGAGGTCGGCGCCTGCACCGCCGCCGCCAACGAATGGTGCTACGACCGGCGTCAGGCCGCCGGCTACGTCGATGAGCTCGACGTCGTCCCCGGTCCCCGCGTGCTCCGTGGGGTGGTCCTGTTCGCCGGCGAGCTCTACCGGGAGGGAGGCTCGCTCGACGGTTTCTCGTCCTTCGCCGAGCTCCCGCCCGGGCTCGACGTCCGCGGCACCTTCGGTCAGGTCAAGCGGCTCCTCGGGATCAACCGGCCGGTGGTCGCATGAGCGCCGCCGATGACGTCATCAACGCCGAGCGCGACGCCCTGGCCGCCGAGCTCGCCGTCGCCCTGGGCGAAGGGATCACCGTCACGACCGATGTCCGCGGGTTGAATCCGCCGTGCGTCCTGGTCGGGGTCCCGACCGGCGAAGTCGCCGTCGTGCGGACCTGTCGGATCCTGTTCCCGGTCCATGTCGTCGCCACCGCGCCCGGCAATGACGACGCCGTCCGATGGATCCTCGCCCGGCTCTGGACGGTGCTAGTCGCCGTCCGGCCGGTCCTCGAGTGGCGCCCCGGTCCGTATGAGGCCGGCGACCGCACCTATCCCGCCGAAACCCTGATCGTCGCTCGCGACGTCGCTTTCTGTTAGGAGCCGCCATGCCCCGCCAAGTGATCACCGTCACCGCCGCCACCCTGACTCTCGGTCCGACCGCCACGTCGACCGACTTTTCGTGTCAGGTCAACGTCGGCACGATCACCCCGACCGCCAACAACGTGGACGTCCCCGCGACGTTCTGCGCCGGCGCCTCCCAAACCGCCGCGCCGAGCTCCTTCGCCCTCGATCTCACGATCTTGCAGGATTGGGGCGCCGTTAAATCGGTCTCGCAATACCTGTTCGACCACGACGCCGAGGTGGTCGACTTCGAGCTCGAGGGGATCGGCGTCACCGGCTCGACCGTCACCGTCACCGGCCAGGTCACCGTCGTCGCCGGCGCGCTCGGCGGCGAGGCCGGGACGCCGCTCACCGCCGACGTCTCCTTGCCGATCCTCGGTAAGCCGACCGTCGTCGCCACGCCGCCGACCGTCACCGCGGCCGAGGCCGAGGACGCCGAGCCGAACACGTTTCAGCCGGCGTGACCCGCACCGTCGCCGACGGCGCCCGCTCCGTCGGAGCGATGGCGCGAGCGGTCCCCGCCGTGCAGCGCGACGCGCTAGACGTCGCGGCACGGCGGGGCCGTCTCGAGCTCGAGGGGATCATCCGCGCCCGGACCGGCGGTCGGCTCCGCAACGCCGGCGCCGTCGGGGTCCGCCAGTCCGGCTCGAGCTCCGCCGGAGAGGTCCGCCTGTCGCCCTCTGGGCCGCTGTACCTCCTCGAGGGTCCCGTAGGCGCCCATGAGGAGTTC